TTGCTTTTTCCTTGGTGTTTACCAAAGGCGCCAAACCATACTGGATACTCATGGTCTGCTGCTTGGAAATGAATCCAAACACCTTGACCAATTTCAGGTACTTCAGTGCTTATGTTGGCAGGCTCCATAGGCCAAACCCAGTCGGTGTAATGCCCTACTGAAGTTGTGACTTCTACTTGTAACCGACGCTGTTTTTTAGGGTCTCTATTGTTTACAATAGTTCCTCTATAAACGCCAGAAAATTGTTGTCTTTCTTTTGCCATCTTTAAATAAGTCCAATGGTGATATTTTCTTCTTTAATTCGGAAAATTTCATCCGCTGCTCCTACAAGAGTGTTTAACCCACTACCGCCTGCACGATAAAGTGCTGCTAGTTTTGAAATCTTAATTCCAGTAACTCTGTTGTTGAGCGTGGTTTCAATGTCTTGTACGTAAATAGTCTGTTGAAAAGTGTTGTTTACATAACCATAGTCGTTTACTAAAACTGATTTAATTGAAGCCTCAACTTCAGTTTCAGTGTATTGAGGAAGTTTTGCATATTGAACAGTCAAAACAACGTCTACATAAGTTGGTGGTTGAATGGTCAAACTAGACCCAATCAAAGTACGAGGAAAAACGTAATCATATACATCTTCAGCAAGGGTTGTATACTCGCTTGTTGGGTCTTGGGCCTCATCAAGGCCAGGTTGTAAATCAGAATCACCAGAGTTACGCGAAGGTGCTACATACAAAGTTACGGATGTCCAAAGGTCTGCAGTTGCGTTTGCTTTACCGCAGTTTGTTACGTTTAATGCAAGGCTGTTAAAGTCCTCAAGAGAAATAGCACGTGTGTTTGCACGGAGAGTTAACGGCGCTGCATAACGGATTTGAGACAAAGTTTCTGGGTCAGCGCCGCCAAGTGCAACTTCATCGTTTGTAACAGTTACAAGAGACTGTAACGCAATAACGTCGTTTGTAGAAAGGCCTGGTACATAATCAATGTTTGTAAGCAGACCAGTAGTTACATTTCCAATAGTTCCTCCACCAACCGTGTAAAGCACACGAACTGCAGAAAAATTAACTGGAATTGCTCCAGATACGCCGTCACCAAAATTTACGTACAGTAAATCGTTGGCATCGCTAGTTACGGAAAACACCTGGTCAAAAGGATTAGCGTCAATTAAGTGTTGAACTTGGCGCCACTTAGAGTACTCAGGACCGCCTTGTACATATACGCTTAAAGAACCATCTACTGCTGGAGATTCTCCTAAAGCAAAAGTTTGGTTAGGTGTGCCATCAGAAGTTCCAACTAGTTCTCCATAAATGTTTGTGTAGTCGGGAGCAACTAAAGTAACACTGCGACCTTCTCGTGCAGTCATTGTCCCAATACCATTGTCAACGTCTGGGTCTAAAGTTAACTCGGCATCAGTTGTGAAGTAAACGGTGTTTACAGTATCGCCACTGATTACATCTCCATTAATTACTGTACCTGCAGGAATTGTTATAACATCGGTTGCAGAAGAGTTTGTAAAAGTTAAAGTTACAAATGCTTGACGGTATCCTGTTGGAATGTACCCATAAGCCTGAGCAATGTTTACAACGCTATCTCGTTGTGTTGCAGTTGCAATAAATGATTCGTTTACGTTGCGGTCAATATAGTAAGACATTAAATCGCCCATATATGCAAAAGCCTCTACAAGAGCCACACCAAAGTCTGCTGGGTCTGATGCAGCCCAATCAGGTATGCGGTCTTGAATACGTTTGATTAACTGCTCACGAATGGAGTAGTAATCACGACTTGTATAGTCTAGTGGAACGGGTGTATCGCTTGGAGCAACTATGCTCATAATATCTCCTGTACTGATATGTTGTTTCCGCCAATAGAAGTTACAGCCACAACGGTGTCGGTTACTTCACCATTTGGAAGTTCGTAAATGATGTTTACATTAGTAGTGCTGGTGTATTCGTCAAAAGAAACATCAACACTTTGAAGGGTTAAGAGTTCAAGTTGTTCTGGAAATGCTCTTTCTACTTCAGCAATAATCATAGATTCAGCATCATCTGATGTTTGCATAAAGGCTTCTGGAACAAGGGTTCCAAACTGAGGGTCTAAAATTCTTTCATGAAGGTTGGTACCAATCACAAACCGAACTCTATCTGACCAAATTTTACTTTGTTCAGTTGTTGTAGAAACACTGCCGTAAGCGTTTATTGTAAATGGAAGCGTTAGTGCTACTTCAGCCATTAGAGACCTACCCATCTTTTTGTACTGGTTGTAAACCCGCCACTTGTTTCGTTCACCATAGGCTGTCTAGAACTAATTGTAGGGGTTGAAGGGGCTTGATTTCCGCCTGTAGCCATTTCGTATGCAACATCTCGTGTGGGTACAATTGAGGCTGTTGTCTTACGAAAAGCGCCTTCTTTGTTTTTACCAAGCCCATCTGTCATGCATTTAAAGTCAACAGTGTAACGCCCATCAAAAGTAACTAAATGTTCTACTTTTTTTAAAACCCAAAAACCGTCTGTGTTACTTCCCGTTCCGTTTATTTCTACAGTTCTATACGGAGCCATACGTGGGTCGCCTTGCCCATTACCCTCAGCGTGCATAGAGAAACGAGCAAGGTGCGCCATTCCTTCAGAAAGTTCTTTAGCAATTGATTTTGTTTCTGCTACAACCGTTGAAGAAACTTCTTTAAAAAGTACATCTGTATTGCTCACTCTAATTTGTTTTCCAACTTTATTTGGGCTAGTTGTATGGCTATGGCTTTTTCCAGTAATAGGGTCAATGCCGTGAATAGTTTTATCTTTTTTACTGTGGGAACCAGACTCAGAAATATCTCCAGTACGTGCTTTAAAGTAGTCCAAAGTTTGTGCATCAATAATTGTGCCTTGAGGAGCATTGCCATCTTGATAAGAAAACACGGGAATAATAGAAGCAAACTGGTCAATCATCTTGTCAATGCGTTGGAAATACAGTGTTGTGTTGCTAACATGAGCATGAAACCCTATACGTTCTGCAAGTTCTTGAATCTTTTCCCATTTAGTTAAACCTACTAAAGACTGCATACCAAACCGAACGTTACTTTTATCTACAATTGCTTTTAGTTTGTGTTCTTTACAAATTTCTTGGACAATCTCAGATGCTGTTTTGTTTTTCCAAATTTTATTACCGCCTTGTTTTAAGGCAAACGAAGGGCCCATTCCACGCACAATAACGTTTTTAGCAATTGTTGCTTGGGTAGTGTTGTCGCCGTTATAGACGTATCCAACCCATTCATTTTTTGCATGTTCTGTTTTCCATTTTACTTTAAACATTACTCCAGTTTTTAATGCTTTTTGAAAATGTCTATCAAAAGAAGCAAAAGCAACTTCAATTACATCGTGTTTTCCTTGTTCTTGAGTTAGACGAAACCATTGTGGTGCTGTTTTAAACGTCGGAAAATCTGGAAAAGTAATTTCAAAGGTAGTACCTATACGGCTCTGAGTTCTTTTATTCACGAGGAATCCTTAACTGCAGGCCTGGTTCTAAATTAAATGGATTTAAAATTTCTGGGTTAATATCCATAATTTGCCACCAAAGGTGTGGATTACCTAACGTTTTACTTGCAATCCATTCAATGCGGTCATTTTCAGTGACTTCATACAAGTAATAAGTAACGCTATAACTTGGAAAAGTTCTAAAAATACTTAACATATAATCAAGAGATTTTGGTTCTTGTGCTATGAACAAAACACCATCAGCATATCTGCTATCTAGATATATCATGTTGCCTTCTTATAGTCTTTTGCATTAGGACCATCCCAGTAACGCATACAGGTGATAGAAACGACGGATAAAAGTGGAACCATTTTGGCAGAAAAAATCTTATGCACAACTTCAAGTCCACTAATACGAACACGGTAACGCAGTTTGTTACCAAGGTGTAGTTCTACTGGACGGACAGGCAACCAACCTGGGTCATTTGTTTTGCCCATAAGAGTGCTGGAAAAATTACTATAAAACGCATAACCGTGCATAGTACGAAACAAATACTCTAAATCGTACATAGTTCCTTTGTTAACAATCATTTTTCGGTCTTCAGCACTAATTTCCCATGGGTATGGATTTTCTCCGTAAAGGTATTTTCCACTAGAGTTTAAAAGAGCCAAGTCTTGAATGCGGTTTAAAATAATATCAAAGGTTAAATAACTAGAGATAAGATTTTGAGCCATGGGAGCCGCAGGGTCTTTGCCTGCAGATTCGTATACTGGGTTAGCGCCAGCAATGGCTCCCCAACTCATGTTTACCGTAGTTGGGTTGTAGTTAAACCTAAAACCATACATTTTATCGTCAAATTTAATTTTATTTAATGCTGCTTCTTTTTTAGCGTTTGCTGCAAGTTCTATTGTGTTTGTTTTACGGTCCATCTGAATAGCGCCTTTACCGTACTCTTGGTTAGTCCAAAAGTTGTATGCATCGTCCACTGACGAAGTACCAGCAGGAATTAGTTTTGGCAACGGAACAACTATTTGGTTTGTTCGTGTGATTGTAACGTCTCTTCTAGATTCGGTTCCTTCGTTAACACTTGAGGTTGTTGTGTAAACAAAGTCTGCTCGTTTAACTAGCGGAGCATTAAAGTGCCAAGGACCAGTACCTGGGGTATTTGAAGTGACCGTGTCCGCGCCTGAGCCTGAGCCTGAACCAGTAGTACTTTTAATTTTTGCTTTGTTAAACTTGTCTTGTGCGTCTTTAAGTTTTACTTCTATTACGTAAATTTTAAGATTATTTTCTTTAATTTTTGCTCTTGCTTTAGTAATTTTGGTTTTCCAAAAAGCAATATCTACTGCGTTATTTTCTAATTGTGCTAATTTTAATCTTGCGTAATACCCATTAACAGGGTCGTTTAACTCGTCAAGGATTACTTTATTTGAATTTAGCAATGGCTTTGAGTCTTTAGCGGCTTGTTTTTTAGCATTATCAAGGGCTTTTTTAGCGGCTAAATATTTTTGTTGACCACCATATTGTTCGTAAAGTTTTAGTTTTTTGAGGTCAAAATTAGTTCCTGGGTTAGAATAACTAGCCATTACTTACCTCCCATTAAAGAAATTTCTTTTTTATCGTGCAAGTACGTTTCAACTTTTCTAGCCCAAAGTAATGCTTGAGCATCGGATACATCGTTTAAATAAACATTAAAATTAACAACTTTAGATTCACTTGCTTGTGGAGTTGTAACTGGGATAGGCGTAGGCGTTATGTTTTGGCTTGTAGTGTCTGGGTTTGGAATACCAGGAGAACCAGGAGTACCGCCACCTGTAAAGCCTTTATAACTGTTTTGACCAGTTTTACCTGTTACCCAGGCAGAGTTGCTAACTGCTTTAAGAATTGTTGCTGTGTCTGCACCGCTCTTTAAAGCATTAACAATGGCTGTATAACCACGAGCATCTGCACTTCCGCCTGTTAAAGTTTTAATCGTTGCTTGAATTCCTTCTTCCCAAGACTTGTAACGTTTTACTCCAACACTGTTCATACTTTCAGAGTTACCCATGTCAAGCGTGGTGTTAAGCGGGTTATAGTTGGCACTGTTATTCCAGTGACCACCTTCTCTGCTTTGCCAAGTTGTAAGGGCATTAATGTTGGTATCAGATACAGGGGCACCCATTGCTGTAAGCAATTGAGTAGCCCAAGTCTTTTTGTCTCCAGTGCCCTTAACAAGGGATAAAGAACCGCTTGAACCGCTTGAACCACCAGAACTGGTATTACCTAAAGCACTAATGCTTGTTACATCGGATAATAAGTTTGGATTTGAAACGTTCATGTTTTGAGTAACGTTTGAGCCAGAAACAGGCAAACCAGCATTTGTTAACTCTGCTGGGTCTACAGGGTTGTTAGGTCCATGCCATACCTCGTAGTGCAAGTGTGGGCCAGTAGCATTACCTGATTTTCCAGACTCACCAATTTTTTGTCCTTGAAATACTCTTGTTCCAGGAGTTGCTTGTTTAGAACTTAAGTGTGCATAAAGAGAAGAGTACCCATCTGCGTGGTCAAGGAGTACTGCTTGTCCATAATCGGCGCTTAACACTTTGTCAGAAACAACGCCCTCTTTAACTGCTACTACAGGTGTTCCAACTTTAACGTTGTAGTCTGTTCCTTGGTGAACTCCACCAGTACTATCCCAGTTACCGCCTTGTGCATCCCGTGCACCGTAAGCAGCACTTACAAGATTGTTTGCATATTTTCCTGAGCCTAAATTACGACCACCAAAAGAAGAACCGTAACCTGGTGTACCTCCACCAAAAGCAAGAGCGGCACCTCCACTAGCAATTGCTAATCCTGGTACAACTCCACCTCCTGTTGCGGCTAATGCTCCGCCACCAAGCATCATTAGGCCGCCAACAATTTTTTTGCCAGCACTCCAAAGGCCCTGTGCACCCTTCTTTAGAGCAGAACCTTGTGGATTACCTTGTAGACCATCTAGGTAACCCTTTAAGGTAGACATAGATGCAATGGTGTCTTTCATAACATTGTTAAATGTTTCAATAGTTCCTGCTGCAGCGCCAAGACCAGAAAGAGTATTTTTTTCTGCAGCACCTTGAATCATGGTGGAAGAAGTATTCATTCGGTAAAGTGGGTCAAAAGGATTTTGGTTATCTTTAGCAGACTTTGCAGAGGCAAGGTCAGGGTTTTTTCCTCCAGCAATATCAATAAATGCTTGGCTAATCATCTGTTTTTGGTCTGCGTTCATCCCCAAACCTTGTAAGTTTAGGTCTGCATAACCACTACGAAGAGATTCTTGAACGCTTTTAGGTGTAGCACCGCCTGGGAACATAACGCTATAAAGTTGCTTAGCAATGTCACCAACACTTTTAGCCTCACCATTTGCACCCATAGTTGTAATGCCATATTGATAAAGTTGAGCAGACATCGGCCCACCTTGTAGCCCTGCAATTGCAGAGGCTGCATTTTCATTTTGCATTCCAAGGTAAGTTGCCGCACCTCGTGTTTGGCGTGCGGCAGATAAATAATCTTTACTACCTGGAACATAGCCAGCATTTGCAAGGATGTTTGCAACATTTGCGTCAGAGCCAATGCTGCTTAGTCCACCTTTTAATGCGCTAAAAGTTGCTTGTGCTAATCCTGCTCGTGCCATTCCTGGAGAACGTAGCGCTGCTTGATAGTATGAACCAGCACGGTTTACTACGCCAGAAGAATCTGGAGCAGCGTCGTAAACAGTTCCAACAACAGCCTTTACTGCCCCCATCATTCCAGAACCAATTGCAGCGTAGCCTTGGCCTTGAACCATTCGGGACATACTGGAGCCAACCATCGGTACTCCACCGAAAGAAGCGCCGCCACCGTTAGGGGTAGTACCGCCTCCTACTTCACCGCCACCACCCTGACCACCGTTGGTGTTCATACTCTTAGGTGTACTTGTAGGAGTACTGAACCCAGCAAGTGAACCGCTTAGTTTGTTACCACCAGTTGAGCCAACTCCGCGTTGACCACCTTTTCCAATGATGCCTTTAAGAGAAGAGAAAATGCCACCTGCCTCTTTGCCCGTTGATGAAAGGGCAGCGTGCATAGCGTTAATTGCTTCAGTAAGTTTAGCGATGTCAGCGGTTAAGGCTTTTACATCTGCTGCATAACCCATGTCATCTCCTTAACTCTTTAACTGGTGTATTTGTAACCAGTTGTCTCTTTCTCTTCTTGACAGATTTTGTATATCTGCCAACGTCCATCCTGGGTAGTAGTCCGCTACTCTTTTCCACTCAAAAAGTAATTGAGCGTATGAAATTCTGCTAGAAACGAAACAAGGTGCCTAAACTAATAGGGACCTGTACCTCGCCTTCACAATCTGGGCAATCAAGCGTTAAGTCGTTAAACTGTGGTCCACATAGTCGGTTGTTGATTTCGTCAACAATCTTGCGACGGTCTGTAAGGCCGATGTTTAATACTTGAATCTTGCTTACTACTGGTGAATCTCCAATTTTAACAACTGTATTCTGTAAAAGAAGTGTGTTTAGTTCAGGGATTGTTTTATCCGCACTAAGAAGTAGTTCTTTTTGAGTAATACCAGTTGGTAGTTGTACTAAGTATTCAGTTTTACCTTTTACGGTAAAGGTACGGTCATTAACTGGGTCTGTTAAAACCTTTACCTTAATGTCTTTATCAATTTCTATATCAACTTCTTTGGTCTCTGCACAAGAGCCACAATAGCCACCCAAGTGTGCAATGTTTCCAAATGTTGCTTTAAAGATTCCTACAAGAAGCATGTCTCGGTCACCTGAAAGGAGAGCATCTAACATTTTTTCAGATACTGGCTCATTACCAACACGTACGGTTCCACGCTTTAAGATTGTTAAAAGCGCTTTACCCAAAGTGCTTGCCTTTGAGATTTCTTCTTCGTCACGACCATTTAGTTCACGTACTTCTGCTTCGGTAGCAACCTCCCCAGCGGATGTTATGTATCCGCCAGGAAGGTTAACTACTGTGTCCGAAGGAGGTGTAATCGTTACTTCTATTTCTTGAGGCTGTTCAGCCATCATGTCTTGAGCGGCTTTGTTTGCCATTGCGGGATTAGCCGCTGCACTAATTGTTTTCGTCATGTTATTCCTTTGTTAGATTAGAAGTCTGCTGCGTTTTCAAATGCCTTAGTTGTAGTGTTAAACGCACCCCAGTTGAGGTCAAAGCCTTCGTGTACGAGGGTCATTTGTTCAACGTAGAGAGCATTATCACCAGCGTTTAAGTCTGAGTATGCCACTGTTGTAGGCCATGCATTGAACACTTTAAAGCGCATTGCAACTTCATCTTTTGGTGCAGTTGCTGCTACATCACCAGAAAGTACGTTTGCACCTGAAGATGGGATTGGGTGGTTTAATACCGCAATCTCAAGGTCGCAACGAAAGTTCTTTCCTAATGCAAGGGTTGAACCGCCAGCCTGTACAGTTGCGAACAACTGCTTCATCCAATCCCAATTTTGCTTGCTTCCGAGGATTACGCCACGTTGCAAAGTGATAGGTGTGAACGATGTCTGTCCTGGAATTTGGTGAACAGTGGTGTTGTATCCACCTTCACGGTAAGGGATTGAGTCTGTTGTAACAGCCAATCCAGATACTGAGGTAAAGCCCATAGGGATAGTTGTGGTTCCAAGGCCTGTGTTACTTGTATCTTGTGGTTCAAATGTTACCAAGAACCGAAAGTTACGTACTGGGTCTGTGGCTAACGTTGAGCGGCTATTTACTATTGCCATTGTGTTTTTTCTCCTTCGTCCTAGTTAATTGTCTTTTGACTTAGGTCAATGACAATAAACTCTGCTGGGTATTGGAGTGCTACACCAACTTGGATGTGCACTTCGCCGTTAGCGATTGTGGTTGCTGTGTTGTTTTCTGCATCACACTTGATGAAGAAAGCCTGAGCGTTGTTTGCACCACGAAGTCCGCCTTGGTTTTTGTATTCAGTGAGGAACACGGTAAGTGTGCTGCGGATACGTGACCACAACTTTTCGTCGTTGTTCTCAAAAATAGCAAACTCTGTGTTGTTTTTGAGTTGCTTACGGATGTAGATAAGTGAACGGCGCATGTTTACATACTTGTTCGCTGTACCATCTTGCTTAAGTGTGCGAGCACCCATTACAGAAAGACCTGCACCAGGAATCTGGCGAAGTGGATTAACTGGTGATGTACTTGCGTTCATTGAGTCTAGTTCTGCAGAGGTAAAGGTTTTTTCTACAGAAACAACACCAGCAACAGTTGTTTGAATACCTGCTGGAGCCTTAAAGACACCACGGCTTGCATCTGTTGCCATGTAAAGACCTGCAATTGCACCTGATGGTCCAATTAGACGAAGAGCGCCTGTACCACGACCTACTGGGTCTGAGATATAAACGTGTGGATAGTAGACAGCACCAAAACTGGTGTCAGTCAAACTTCCTGCTGCTGAAATTGCGTTAGCAACTGTTAGGTCTGCTGCTGTTTCAATAACAACAAAACCATTATTGTCTTCTGCCCATGAGGTAGCAGCATCAATAACTGAAACTTCAGCAGAAGCAAGTGCGGCCCAAATTCCTGGAAGGAATACAACAAGAGGACGGTCTAGTGCTGAGAAACGCTCAAACACTGAACTTCCGCTACTCTTGTAGTCTGTGTAGTCAGCAGCCACTGGAGTTGTTCCGTTGTCTCCACCTGTAAGTGGGTATGTTGTGAGAACAGGTGCTCCTGAACCATCTACGGCAGCAACAGTGATATTAGCAGAAACTGTGTTGATAACAACGTTTGCAAAATCACTTGAAGCATCGTCATTAAACACAATGTTTTCGTAGCGCTCAAGTAAAACGTCGTCTGAGATATTGCCTGCTACACCTGCTTCTCTGTACACGGTGAGTGTATAAGTAGAGGCTACTGAACCAGCAGTTACTACAACACGAAGGTTGTTTCCGTCTGCTCCTGCGTTTTTAGCAGTAACAATACAAACATTGTCAGAAGCAGAAGTTTGGATAATTACACTTGCTGCATCTGCATCTGCTTTAAGAAGGCGTTGAACATAAAGTTCTTTTCCTCCGTTTGAGAAGTAAGAGCCAA